TTATTGTTTTTTTGATGTGAGGGGACGCGCCTTACGTTGTGAGGGGATAGGATGTTCATCCCCCGTTCCCTTGAGCTTGGCGTGGGCGGCGATGGCGAGACGGGCGCGGTCGGCCGTCTTGGTGTAGTGGCTCGCCATGGTGCCGCCGTGCCAGCCGAGGGCGCCTTCCAACTCCGCGACCGTGGCGCCGGCGTTGGCCATTCGCGTGGCGATCAGCTTGCGCAAACCGTGTGCGGATTTCTTCACGCCGGCCGCGTTGCACGCCTGCCGGAACATGTTGCCGAAGCTCTCCTTGGTGAGCGGATTGCCGCGCTCGCCGCAAATCAAAGCCAGATCCCCGCATGGGCCGGCGTCGATCGCTTCCTCGAAGTCGGGCAAAAGCGGAATCACCACCTCCGTCGAATAGCCCGACTTTTCCGTCCTGGTGACAAAGGCGCGCACCTCGACGACGGCGCCGCTCTCCTTCACGACGCGCAAACGCCTGAGGTGCTGACGCCCGAGCTGCACGACGTCGCCGCGCCGAAGCCCGGTGTTGAGTAATGACTCGAGCCAGACACGTTCATGCGTCCCGAGCGGCCACGTCGACCGATACTTGGCGACGTCGGTTTCGGTCCACGCCTCGAAACCTGGTCCCTTGGGCTTCTTCGGGTTGCTGACGCTGGCAGTCGGATCGACGTCGACCAGCTCGGCGTCGAGTGCCCAACGGAACAATCCGCGCATGGCGTCGAGGAAGTTTCGCGCCTGGGCCGGCGTGTCTTTGCGCCGCTCTCTGCCGTCGATCACCGCTTTGCGCGTCACGGCCCTGTAGGATTTGGCGCCGGCGGTTTCCAGCACATGGACGAAGATGTTCTCGCGCTGGCGCCTCGTCGACATGGCAAGTGACATCCACGCGAGGCTTTCGCGATAGTGGGCGATCAACCACCCGAGCGTGCCGGCCGCGTTCTTGGCTGGCTTCGGCGCATCGATGCCGGCGACGGCGGCGCGGTACGCCGCCATGAAATCTTCCGAGCCGTACTCGCCGCGAATGCGGGTACGGGGGCCGTCGCCCTTGCGGACATACCAAACGGTTTTGCCGCGAGCTTTCTGGCGCTGGAGATAGGGAAGGTGAGGGCGTGGCATGTCGTCGATCAAAGCACGATGTCCTCGTCCTCGACAACCTCGCCGGTAGGCGCGGTGGTTGCCGGCAGCAAACCGCCTGGCGGGGTGTCGATGATGATGAGTATGTGGCCGTTCGGCCGAACCTCGACCGCTGCGGCGCCGGCCTGCTTCGCCGCCCGAACGCATCGCGCGACGTCGGATTGCTTGAAGTTGGTGGCGGCGCGGGACATGATCATATGCCTCCAGGTATGCCGTTGTGCTCGACGCGGTCGAGTAGCCGGCGGGCGTGGCTGCATTCCCCGCTCATGTCCGTTCTTCCGTCAGGCAAGGGATGAACTTGAGGGTGATGCCGCGCCGGTCGCGGTAGGCGCCGGGTGGCAGCTCCCAATCGGGCATGGACGATCGTGTTTCCTCGACGAGGGGCGCGCTCCGGCGGCCCGGCGTGTGTCCGCATGCCAGCCGGACGGCGCGTAGCCTTTCATTGATCGCGGGGCGGCTTCGTCCGGGCAACCGATGGGCAATGTCGCCGGCGTGCATCGCCGGATTTCTCGCTGCCTCGGCGAGGATGGCGCATTCTTCCTTGGACCAGGCGGGAGGCGCCGTGCCCCTGTCATGGCCTCTCGCCTTAAGCCGGTCGGAAACGGTGCTGGGGGGGATGCCGAGATGCCGGGCGATCCTGGTGCGGCTCCAGCCCTGGCGGAACAGCCGTTCGGCCTCGTCCGTTTCGCGCTTGCGGGTCTCGGCAATGATGGCGGCTTTCTGACGGTCGGCTACGCTCGACATCAAAACATCTCCAACTGGCCGCCATCCGCGACGGGGTGCGCGGACGGCACGGGCTCGACCTGAGGTGTGAGGGGGTGGCGGAAGGCGGCCGCCTCGTCGGCTGTCGCCAGCCGCCGCACCAGGCCGCCGCCGACGAATATCGTGCCGCCGGCTGCGGTGCGGCCGATGACGTGGTGGTCGGCGCGCTCGACGATGCACAGCGTGACGGGCTGCTCGCCCCAACAGTCGACGGCCACCACCAGATCGCCGATCAGCAGCGCCGCAAGATCGAGCGCATAGGGGAGCTTGGCACGCATTAGATCATGCCGATGGCTTGCATGTAGAGGTCGAGGATGGCCTCGGCCTCGTGCCGCTCGTCGGGGTCCTGCTTGCGCAGGCGGATGATGGCGCGGACGGCCGGACAGTTGTAGCCGCGCCCCTTGGCCTCGGCATAAATGTCCTTCACGTCGTCGCGCAGGGCGGCGATTTCCTCGTTGATCCGCTCGATACGCTCGATGAACTGGCGCAGCTCGTCGCCGTTGGCGCCCATTTCTCCGGCGGAAAAGGCTTCCTTCTGGGCCGCCTTGCGGGAGGGACGCGGGAATTGCGGCTTGGAGAGATCGGGCATCTCGTAGTCCATGATGTCTCCTGGTGGATGCGGCGGCGCCGGCGCTGTTGAGGCGGGGACTGCCGGCGCCGCCTGTCCGCGCATGGGCGCGGATCGGAAGGGACCCGGCGGCGGGGAAAGAGCTTCGCGGGGCCGCCGCCGGGAACCGCGCGGGATGCGCGGATGGGATAAAGACGCCCGGCAGTACGCGGGACCTGGCCGCTGGGCGGTTGGGCGCCGGGTCAGGAGGCGGCGCCTCGGGTCGACGTTAAGCGGTGGAAAAGGCTGATTTTCCAGCAAGGCGCCGCAACCCGCTGGGCTTCGGCTTTGCTAACCTGAGGTTGGTGCCGGGCGCTGAACCTCGCCCGGCACCGTTCATCCCCAAGTGAAACAACCACCGGAGACAAACATGGCGACTAGGCCGACTCCTCCGCCTCAGCCAGTACCCCCGCAACCGCCGAGGCCGGCTCCGCCCAGACCGCTTCCAGATGGCGGACCTGTTCGCTGTCCACCGCCGATCAAGCCAAAATAAAGATGTCGACGGGCAGTTATTTGCGGCTCTGGACCTCGGCAAACGAGTTCCGGGGCTGGCTAGACAGTGGAGGGCAACGGGATGCGTGACGAATCCGAGGCGATGCGCGAAGACTTGCGTTTCGATGCGCTGAACTCCGCGCTCTATCATACGGACCGGCGCGGTTTCTATGAGCGCCTGGAAGGGCTGTCCAACCTGATTGTCCTGATCTTCTCCAGCGGGTCGGTCGTCGCGTTTGCCCAAAATCACCCGCTGGTGGGGACCGTGATCGGCTTTGCAGTCACCGTCTGCGGTGGGCTCAGCCTTGTGTTTGCCCCGGCGCGGAAGTCCTGCCATGAAGCCGTCCTTTGCAGCCGGGCCTACGCGGTCGGGGCAGAGGCGGAGACGGCCAAGACCATCGACGAAATGCACAGCATCAGGGCCAGATTGAACCTGCTCTATGGCGACGAGCTTCCGACCATGCGGGCTGTCAACGCCATTGCCTTCAACGCAGCTCAGGAGTCTCTGTTTCCTGAGGGGCGGCGGAAGCGGTTGCTGGTCGGCGCCCGTCATTCGCTGCTGCGTCATGTTCTGCCTTTTCATGGTGCGGACTTCCCGATCGTCGAAAGGGCTGCGGAAGGCGAGATCAGCGGATCGGCGCCGGACGATCGGGGCCAGGCGTGAGACCGTTGTCGAGGACGATGGTGTCGCCGCCGAGCCGCTCAATGCGCTGAACGTCAAACCAGAGGGATGTCGGCTCGGCACCGTCCCTGGACTTGCCGGCGAGCAGCACCTGCGTGCAGCCGCTGATGTAATCCGTCACGCCGGTCACGGTGCCCTCGAAACCGGTGATGCGATCCCGTGCCGGATAGCCAAATTTCTCGGTCATCATACTCTCCATTCGTCCCGCCCCTTCGTGCCCGGCGGGGTGAAACTCAGGCTGCCAACTCTCCGGCGGCAGGGGCGAGAATGGGATAGCAAGCGACGTTGAGTCCGCCGGCATGCAGCGCGGCCGGGCTCGTCGTACTGAGGAGCGCGCTACGAAGTGCGGCGAGGGTGGGGGAAGGCTTTGGGGTAGTGGCGGCTGTCATCGCGCTCCCTTTCCGGGGTGGTTGGTGTTCTCGTTGCTCTCGCCGGCTTCGGCGAGAAGTGCGTTCGACCGGCACCACACACGGATGCCGCCATCTACCTTGCGAACGTCGAAGCGAATGCCCCGGCGCGCCCAATAGGATCGCCATGACGTGAGTTCGTCGCGCTTCCGACCGGCGAGCATGAAACTCTGGCCGGGCCGCATGCTGCGAATCTGTCGATTGGTGGAGCCGCCGCCGGTGACGGGCGGGACGGGGATGTCGTCTTCAATGGACTTGATCACAATCATGCCGGCCTCGATTGCTGCGATTGGTGGATAGCGCTCGTTCCTGCCGGACTTTGGCTGGGCCGTGTGCTCTGTTGGGTGGTGCCGGGCGGAACCAACGCCCGGCACCTATCATCAACCGCCACTAGGAAAGGCAAAACCGATGGCGACTGACAAAGGTGAGGTGGTTAAGCTCGAAGAGGCATTTCGTCGGGCTTTCGCCAGTATCGACGCGAACACCAATGCTCTGATCGATTTCATGGCTGTAATCTGTCCTTTGACCACAGCTATTGAAGAGGTTGTGCCCGGCACAAAGCTCAAGATTGCCCGAAGCCTTGAAGGCGACCCGGAGGCGGCAAAGCGATCACCGCGCAAAGAGCTGATCGAATTCATGCGCTACGGCCTCCCGCCCGATCTGCGGGTAGTTGACTGAGGATCAGGTTGCCAATCTCCCCGGCATCGTTTCGCCGGACGGGGACAATTATCTCCATCGGGATGTCGCCGACCTGGGCTTTCCTGTTCGTGCTGCCTGTCCCCGTCGGACCAATGGCGATTTGACACAGCCGTCTTACCGCGTCGGCTCTTGTCGCCACGTGGTTGGCAAATCTCCAGTTGTCGATTTCCGAAAGCTCTGCATCTGACATCATGATCGGGATGCGGTTTTGTCTCGGGGCGGGCCTCATTTGGTGGCTCCAATCACGCGGCCTTGGCCGATACGGCAGACGAGGCGGGGACGGGATAACGCGCGTCGTTGAACGCGCCGGTATGCAGCGCGGCCGGGCTCGTCGTGCTGAGGAGCCTGCTGCGAAGTGCGGCGAGGGTGGGGGGAAGGCTTCGATGTAGTGGCGGCGGCCATCACGCTCTCCGAGTTGGGGCACTCGGATTGTTAGTAGTGCTATCTTTGTGTGTCAACATGATTGATAGCCATACTGACATTACACAATCCCGTCTTCTAGACGTGCTCCATAAGGAGGAGGCATGAGCACGGTGTCGATACGGTGGTAATTGAACTGCGGGTTGCATAACGCAGCGTGGGATGTACGGTGCTGTCAGATTGGGGGCTGAAATGCGAAAATACGTTGTTATGGCGGCACTCATTTTGGCGGCTTGCCAAACCACGCCCGAAAACGAAGCGCTGATTAAGCAATTGGCACCGAAGGACTATCGCGCTCAAGTTTTGCAAGCTTTGCGAGATAGCCTGAGGGACCCGTATAGTGTGCGTGATGCTGAAATCTCCGAGCCGGTAGCGCTATACGTTGGTCTCGGGGCTGGCGTTAATGGTACATCTCGCGGTCCCGGCGTCTGCCTCCGTTACAATGCTAAAAATGGTTTCGGGGGATATGTGGGGAGGCAGCTTGAGGCGGCTTGGTTCTCAAGCTCTGGCGTTATTTTGCTGACGCCAATGTTTAACTCGTGTCGCGGTGCTAAATGGTCGCACTTTGAAGAATTGGAAGCGCTTTGAAATTGAATGCTCGGCGAAAGAACGTGAGCGTGTGACAATATAGAATTGTGGGTCTGTTTTTTACTCGTATATGTTTATGTGTGCTCGTCAATTTGCAAGACGAGGTAGGCAATTATGCGCTCTACTGGTTCTCCATTCGGGCGACTGAGTGCGTCGACTGCAAGGAAAATCCTGGATTTTGTCCAAGCCCATCATGCCCTTGGGGAGCGCGAGCTAGTAGCGATTATTGAGAGCGCTTTTGCGCTAGCATATGCGCAATCTCAAGCGCTGGATCCACGAGCCGCTGATCGTATCGACGGGCAACCTGAATGATCTCTCTGACGATCTGAAGCTGCTCGTCAGACATGGGTGTCGGGTCGATATCAAGTAGTTCCGATGGAGAGCAGCCCAAGGCCAAGGCGATCGCTTCCAGTGTCTTTTGACGGTAGCTTGTCGCGCCAGTTTCCAGCTGGTGGATTGCGCCGTGCGTAAGGCCGACCTTCTCCGCTAATGATTCCTGTGTCTCTTTGCGGCGCTCTCGCCATTGGCGGATGTAATGGCCTGGGTGCGATCGAGGTGTGGATTGCCGCTTTGCAGCCATAGCGAAACTCATTTGTAGGGCAGCTAACAATATGCCGAGCGAACAGCCCTGCCCACGCAGCGGAGCTAACAACTGGATTGACTAGCGATGTTAGTGGCGCTAACAATTTGCCATGTTTGATCTCGTTGGCACCATCAAGATGCAGCGCGGGCTGATTTCTGCGATTGCTCGCGAATGCGCCGTGACACATGGCGCTGTGAGCCAATGGCTGCGGTCTCGCGTCCCTGCGGAGCGTGTGCTCGGGGTGGAGCGGGTGACGGGTATCGATAGGCATTTCATCCGCCCTGATTTGTATCCTTCGCCGGTCCCTCCCGCCGGCGAGCCGTCCGCCTCCTCCCCGGACGGCGCCCCCGCTGGCGCGAACGACATCGCGCCGGCGGGGGAGGATTTCCTGATCGGGAGGGCGGCGGAATGAGCGTGTCTTCTTTTCTCGCTTCGTTCGACTGGCTTTCCGGAGTGGCGCTTTTCTTCGGAATCCTGTGAACAGGCCTCGGCGTTCGGGGCCTGGTAGATCGCAAGTGCTTGTGCGGGCAGAGGAAATAGGAGGGCTTGAAATGCAGGTTGCGAAGTCCGGTGCCGAGATGCACCCACATGAGAAGGCTCGTTGGGGTGCTAGGGCGAAAGTGCGTGGCGTCACGCGCGATCAGGCTACGGGCGACCTGAGCTTGTCGTTTCTGACTGCTGATGGGGTTTGCCGCTTTCGCATCAGCGAGTGCGATGCTGCGTTCTTGTTCGAAACGCTTGAAAATCAGCGAGTTATCCGACGCTCCCACTCTGACAGTTCGTCGGGAAGCCCGGCTTCGGATGGGTCTAAGCCATTGGATGGAAAGAAGGTATGACCGCCGACCAGATCGTCGAGCGCTGCTTCGGGGCTGTCGTAGGTCCCCAAATTCTCGTCGCCATACATCGCGTGCCAAGCGCCTCTCTGGCCAACGATGGCGAAGGTTCCGAACCGAGTCTTGCGAACGAATACGATAGCCACAATGCGCCTCACCCAATCCCCGGTCGTTGGGATAACCGGTTACCCGCTTGGCGATATATTGGCAGCTTTGTGCTCGTTGCAACAGGGGCATTGGCGAAAATCCTTATGGCGATCCGTGCCTGAATAGGAGGGGGAACAAATATGGAATTCCTCTTGCGCATCGCCTCGCTGCCGCTCGATCGGCCCGGCTTGTCGCTCGTCGTGTCGCTCGGGGTGGCGGTCGCCTCATGCATCATCCTTTTCGCGGGGTGATCATGTCGGACGCTCCCTCTCTCACCACCGACCAAGGCGCCGCGCTGCTCTGGCTGCGCAAGGCCGGCGGCCGCGCCGGTTGCGATCGGGGCGGCCACGTCGCCGCCGGGCGCGATTTCTGTCCGCTGGTCTTTGTCCAATTCGAGGCGCTGGAACGGCGCGGCCTCGTCGAGATTTGCCAGCCCGGCGACCTCGTCGGCTACCGCCTTGCCGTGGTGATCACCGAGGCCGGCGCCTGCCAACCAATCGAACCGGCCGCCGAACGGCGGCTCGACCAACTCTTGCGGAGGTTTGACGACTGACACGGCGGCAACGCCCCAAGCTCTGACAACCTCGCCGGTCAACCCGGCTCGCCCACACCACACCATTTCACGCGGTTTCCCGCCACGGGAAACGCTTGCCGTTTTTCCCGCATCGGGAAGGGGGTCCATCATGGCGATATCCGAAGCATGGTTTCACCGGCTGAAGGCGGCGACGCGCGACCTCGTCAAGGTATGCGGCGGCGTTGTCCGCGCCGGCGAGGTGGCCGGATACTCGAAAACCGAAGTCGGCCGCTGGCAGTCGGCGACCGATACCGACATCATTCCGATTCCCGCCGTCCTGGCGCTGGAAGCCGACAGCGGACGGGCCTTCGTGACCGCCGTCATGGCCGAACTTAATGAGCGACGCCTCGGCGAGCCGGGCGCCAGCGCGCGCGAAACCGCGAATCTTGCCCGCACCCATGCCGAGGTGGCGCACGCTGTCGGCGAGGCGAGCATTAAGCTCGCCATTGCTCAAGAGGATGGCGTGATCTCGCCGGGCGAAGCCGAGACGATCGACCGGGCTTATTCCGAGATCGAAAGGCGGGTGAGCGCTGCCCGCCTGTCGCTGGCCGATGCCAAGGTGCGTGTGGTTGAGGGCGGGCGATGACCGACCTGTTCGAGGCCGCGTCTCGCGCCAAACGGTCGGCGGCACCGGCAAAGCTCGCCATCCCGCCGACAGGCCGGTTCGTGCCCGACCCGGTCGGGGGCGCCTCGCATTTTGTCCACGCCTGCGGACGCTGCGGCGCGGACGTCGCGCCGTTCGGGCGGGATGTCCGCCTGCGGGCGGCGATTACCGCCGGCAATCCGGCGCTCGCCGGGACATGGCTTTGCATGGCCTGCCGGGGAGACGAGCAATGACGGATCGTCCGCATCTGACGCGTGGGCGCGTTGTTCTCTCTGTCGTGACGACATTCGCCCCTTCGGGCCGGCTCGATGTGCCGGCGATCATCCTGGGGCCGCTTGCAGTTACAGCGTCGCTGGAAAAGTCCGGCGGCTGGCACGTCACGCATGTCGCGTCCGGCCTTAGGCTCGACGGCACCGGCGACGGCCGATTTGCGACTCGTCCCGGCGCGGTGGCCGCCATGCGCGATCTGGTGGCGCTTGACCCGGATTGGACCGTATCGACATGGGACTATGAAGAGAAAAGGGCGCTGCGCCTAGTAGTCGCCAAAATTCTGCGGCGCCACGCCGGTGCTCCGGTTCCGGGGAGGGCGCTGCCGTGATCGAGGCCCATCCCTTTGCCGACATTTTCCCGATGCTTGGCGCCGGCGACGCCGCCGAGCTGCGAGCCGACATCGCCGCCCATGGGCTTCGCGATCGCGTCGTGCTGTTCGCGGGGCAGATCCTCGACGGACGCAATCGGTATAGGGCGCTCGTCGATATCGCCAAGTTGGGGCTGGCCTATCGCGGCAACCCGCTGACGGTCGCCGACCTGGTGCCAATGAGCGCGGCGGATATCGAGTGGGGCGACTTCTACGAGGATTTTGCGGGTACCGAAGCCGAAGCGCTCGAATTCGTCCTCTCGAAAAACCTGCATCGCCGCCATCTCGATGAGTCTCAGCGGGCGATGGTTGCGGCTAATCTTGCCGGCCTCAAGCCTGGTAGGCCACCATCAGAAAAAGCGGCAAATTTGCCGGTTTTCCGGCAGGCCGAGGCCGCCGAGCGGCTGCACGTATCCGAGCGGTCGGTGCGTGATGCCCGTGTGGTAAGGGCATCGGGTGTCGGCGAGTTGCAATCCGCCGTCGAGCGCGGCGACCTCAAGGTATCGAGCGCCGCCGTCATCGCGCGCGGCCTCGCGGACCTCCCAGCCGAAGACCAAGCCCGCATCATCCGCGAGCATGCCGCACCCAAGGCATTGTCGCGAGTGGCGAAAGAGATGCGCGCCGAGAAACAGGCGGCAAAGGCGGAGAAGCGCGAGGAGCGAGAGCGGGCGCTCGGTGCCAAGCTCGCCGCCCTGCCGGACAAGCGCTATGGCGTGATCATCGCTGATCCCGAGTGGCGGTACGAGGTTTGGAGCGAGGAAACCGGCCGCGACCGCTCGCCCGACAATCACTATCCGACATCGGATCTCGACGCGATCAAAGCGCGGCCGGTGGCCGATATCGCGGCCGATGATTGCGTGTTGTTTCTCTGGGTGACGGTGCCTTTCCTTGACGCCGGCCTGACGGTGCTCGCCGCTTGGGGCTTCCGCTACGTCACGCACCTCGTCTGGATCAAAGACCGCTCCGGCGTTGCGCGCGGCACCGGCTACTGGTTCACCGGCGAACACGAGGTGGTGCTGGTCGGCAAGCGTGGCACGCCGCCGGCGCCGACGCCGGGCACGCAATTTCCGAGCTACTTCCGGGCGGACTTCGCCGGCCACTCGGTCAAACCGGACACGGTGCATGAGATCGCCGAGGCCTATTTCCCGAACCTCCCGAAAATCGAACTCAACGCCCGGCGCAGTCGTGCCGGTTGGGATGTCTGGGGCCTCGAATCCGATGGGGGCGAATGTGAGCCGGCAGAAGCGGAATGCCCGCCTGATGCTGACGGCGCCCCGTCCAGATCGCCCTCGGCTTCGGACACGACCGACGCCGACGCCATCGCCTCGTTGACGGCTTCGCTCTCCGCTGCCCTCGGCGTCGCGCCGTCGATCGGCGGCGCCGATGGCCGGCTCGCGTCGCCCGACGAGCGGCGGTTGAGGCGCGCGGTGATCCTCGCCGCCCATCAGGAGCGCGGCATCAGCACACGCCGCATCGCCGCTGCCCTCGGCATCCGACAACAGAGCGTGCATGAGCAGATTCAGGCGGCGCGCGCCGAGGCGGGGAGGGTGGCGGAATGATCGAACTCCCCGCACTCTCCATCCGCCAGCCGTGGCCGTGGGCGATCATCAACGCCGGGAAGGCGGTCGAGAATCGCACCTGGCCGACACGGCTCCGTGGCCGCTTCTTGATTCATGCCGGGCAGCGGTCGACGCGCGACGACTATGACGCCTGTATGGACCTGCTCGACGAAATCTTGCCTGTCCCGCTCGCCAGCCAAGACGGGCGCCGTGCTTCAGCGGTGCATAGCACCGACGTTAGGACCGGCGGCATCGTTGGTATCGCCGAAATCGTCGATTGCGTCGAGCAATTCGACAGCCCGTGGTTTTTCGGGCCGTACGGCTTCGTGCTGCGCGATGCTCGTCCGCTGCCCTTCCATCCATGCAAGGGCCGGCTTGGCTTTTTCCGGGTGCAATACCCCTACGAGGTGGCGGAATGAACGTGCCTTCCCGCCCCGTCCTGCGGTGGCATGGTGGAAAGTGGCGCCTCGCCCCTTGGATCATCAGCCATTTCCCCCGCCATCGCATCTATGTCGAGCCGTTCGGCGGGGCGGCGAGCGTGCTCATTCGCAAGCCGCGCGCTTATGGCGAGGTATACAACGACCTGGACGACGAGGTGGTGACGCTGTTCGGCGTGCTGCGCGACGAGATGTCGGCGAGGCGTTTGCAGGACCTCTTGCGCCTGACTCCGTTCGCGCGTGCCGAGTTCCGCGCGGCCTACGAGCCGACCGACGATCCGATCGAGCGGTCGCGGCGGCTGGTCGTTCGCTCGTTCATGGGGTTCGGCAGCAACGCGCAGGCTTCGGCGGCCAAGGGGCATCGCTCCACGGGATTCCGCGCCAGTAGCTCCCGTTCTGGCACCACACCGGCAATGGATTGGCTCCACTACCCGGACGCCATGGATGCTCTCATCGCGCGGCTGTCTGGCGTCGTGATCGAGTGCAGGCCTGCGGTCGATGTGATGCGCCAGCACGACGGGCCAGAGACGCTGCACTATGTCGACCCGCCCTATGTCCATGCCACGCGGGCGCAGGGCAACAAATACGACCTCGGGTGGCGGATGTACGCCCATGAGATGACCGACGAGGATCATCTGGCGCTGCTCGACGTCCTGCTGACGCTGCGAGGGATGGTGGTGCTCTCCGGCTATGCACATCCGCTCTACGACAACGCATTGCGCGGCTGGGAGCGCCTCGAGGCTGCCACATACGCCGATGGCGCCCGGCCGCGCACCGAGGTCCTATGGCTCAATCCTGCCTGCGAGCAAGCGCTCGACACCGAGCGCGGGCGCCTCGGCCTGTTTAGGGAGGCGGCGGAATGAGCGTCGCCCTCCTGACCATGTCACACGCTGGCGCGGACCTTTTCCATCGCGGCCGACGCGAGGAACGCCGAACGCGTCATTCCTCTGGCGGTCGCGGCTTCATCGATCGCCGCCAGCGTGCCGCGCTCCAGCGTTACGTTGACGCGCACGCTTGCCGTATCGTTCGGCAGGTAGGGGACGCGGAACAGGATTCCGCCCCGTGCCCGCGCCTCGATGACGTCGGGATCGGCCATCAACGCCTCAAGGCTCGAAGCGCTCGGCGGTTCCGTTCCCTCAAGGTGTTCCCTGAGGGCGGTAACCGCCTTCTGGGTTGCTTCGTCGGCCGTGTCGGCTGCGGTGATGCAGCCGGGAACATCGGGAAACCACACGCCCCAAAGCGTGCCCGGTTCCTTCTCCAAGATGCCGTAATAGGCCATTCGTCGGGTTCCTTGTCTGTCGCAGATGAGCGGGGCGGCTTACCGCCACCCCGCCTGTTTCTCGATGCTCCGGACCGTGCCGATCGGGAGATCGCCGCGCCCCTTGGGGACTGTGACCCTTTTTCCGGGTTTGTCGGGGTGGGTGAAAATCGTGTGGTCGCCCTCGCGTTCGATCACCCATCCCTCCGAAAAGAGCCTGCGGCGTATGTCCTGGATGCTTCGTTCTATCTGCGACCTCCGTTGTTGATGTGTATCTTTATACACACGTTCGGCCGGATGGTCAAGCAAAATGTGTATGGACATACACATTCCAATCCCTTTTACGCAAGCAAACGATGGGGCGGCCTATGACCGACATCCACTGTCCGCCGGCCTTCCGGCTGATCAACCTCCGCTCGTCCCTATGGAGCGCGCTCGGCTTGCCGCCCGACACCTCGGACGCCGACCTGGTGACGGCGGTGCTGTCGCTCAAGGCCGACCGGGATTTTACGCCGGGCTGTTTCGTCCTGGCTGTCGACGCCGACCGCGACCAAGGCGGCGGGGAGGGTGGTGCGACATGAACGGGGCGCCGAGGAAGAAACCGACGATCGACGACATGGTCGCGCTGTCTCGCCACGATGCCGACCGGTCGACGAACTATCTGGCCGGCCGGGTAGCGTCGGGAAGGCTCACCCAGAAAGCGGCCGATTTCGAGCTGGATACGCGCGAGGCCATCGTCTCGACGCTCAACCTCGTGCGCGTCCATCAGACGGCTTTCCGCGACCTTGTGAGGCTCGCCAAGGAAAACGCCAGAACCGCGCGGGAGAAGGGGCGATGAGTGTTGCGGCCGTGACATGGGCACTCAGCCAATGGCTCGATCCGGCGCCTAAAATGGTGCTGGTGGCAATTGCCGACTGCGTGAACCACAAATCCGGGGAAGACGCTAGTTTTCCCTCCCTCGACGATCTCGCGGAAATCGCCTGCCAGCATCGCCGCACCGTGCAGCGCCATATCCTGACGCTGGAATCTCTCGGCCTTCTGATCAAGCAGCATAGGCGCGCGGAAGGCGGGCGGCAGACGTCGAACCTCTATCGGATCAACATGAACATGGTGGTGCGTCGGGAACCTGGCGACTCAGACGATGAGCCGGCACCGCAGGTGGACAATTTGCCACCCCTCGCAGGTGGACAAATTGCCACCCTCGGGGGTGGCGACGTCGCCACCCTCGGGGATGGCAATGGCGCCACCCCTACTATTAACCGGAAGAAAGAACCGGAAGAATCTTCCCCCAAAGCCCCCAAGGGGGCGAGAGAGGTTCGCTCGATCGATGATGACGAAGAAGGGTTCAACCGGTTCTTCGATGACGTATGGCTGAAGGCGGACCCGCGCCATGAGGCGAGTCCGAAGCGTCCGGCATTCTTCGCGTGGCGGCAGCTGACACCTGATGAGCGGGCGAGAGCCTCGAAGCCTGAAGTTGTCGCTGGATACTTGCTGAGTCAAAGGCGGGCAGGGTGGACCAAGGTTGCCGGAGCCGCGCGATACCTACGCGATAAGGCTTTCGAGAGGGTGAAAACCGCCACGGAAGGGGCGGATGCCAGCGCCCCGGTCCCGTTGGGTTTGTATGATCGCGCATGGTGGTGCCGGTTTTACGAGCGCGCCAAGGGCGGCGGGCGCACGCCGGCGGCTGGTAGCGCAAGGTTTATGGCGCAACAGGCGGAATGCGGGCAAGGCGTGGCCGTGCCGCTCGCCGAGGCGCGTGCGCTGGAAGCCGCCTCAGCGAGCTATGTCTATGTGCTGGTCGCCTCGCCGGAGTTCATTGCTTGGCGCGAATGGTTCGCTGAGAGAGGCTTCCGGCTTCCCCGCCCGACAAGAGTGGATCGTATCTGGATGCCCTCGGCTCGGCCGCCCGAAACCGCCACCTCGGAGGCGGCGCAATGACGGACATCGATATCGCCGAGTTGGTGTCTTGGGCGCTGGTCGACCAGAATGCCGCCTATTTCTGCGAGGTGCCGACAGAGAATACCAAGGCGCTGATGAGCAGCACGGCCATCGTCACGGGAACGCTTGCCCTCGGAGTACAGGTCGATTGCCAGCCGGGTTTCCTCAAGCGCTTGGGCGCGAGGTGCCATCCGGACGCGGTGGCTGTCTATGGAGAAATTCGCCGCTTGCCATATCATGAAGAAACGGTGGTGCTCAGCTATGGGCGCGCCCGCACCTCGCCCGATTGGGATATATGGCCTGAAATACGCCCGGTGCGCCATCCTCGGAATGGGAAGGTGGTCGTGGAAAGCGATCTGGATCGAAACGGCCGCGTCGTCGCTCAATGGTGCCCGCTTGACGTCTTCCCGAGTTGGGACCTGGTGGACGAGACGAGGAAGACCTATCGGCGTTGGCGCTCCGGGCTGGCGCGTCTGGTCGCTTCGCCGCTCCGATTCGGCTTGTCGGAATATCGGGTAACCGGGCCTGCGGCTCCGATCGACCCTTGGTCTTAAAACCCTATGGAAAACCGAAAGATCGGGGCTTGCGTCCGGTTCTGGATTTGACATGATGCCTGCGGAACGAATTGCGCCCCGAGTCGGGTGCGCTAGAGCCGGGTTGGACTTCCAGCCCGGCTTTTTCTTTGGGGGGGGTGCGCTGATGGAATTCGGCGTCAATGCGGACATGTCAGGCCTGTCGGCGAGCATGTCGGCCCTGGCGCATGATCAGATACCATTCGCTACGGCGCTTGCCCTCACTTGGACCGCCAAGGATGCACTCGCCGCCGAAAAGCGGACGATAGAGCGGGTGTTCGATCGCCCGACGCCGTTCTCAAAGAACGCTTTCCAGTTGGTGCCGGCCACGAAAACAAGCCTGGTGGCATCGGTTGAGCAGAAGCCGGCGATTGGTTCACAGAATGCGCGCCAGTGGTTCAAGCCGCAGGTGTTCGGTGGGGCGCGCAAGCACAAGGCCTTTGAGCGGCATCTGATCGCAGTCGGTGCGATGCCGTCGAACCTGTTCGCCGTTCCTACCCGGAACTGTCCGAGGGATGCTTACGGCAACATTCGGGCCTCGATCATCATGCAGATACTCAGCGATCTCGGGGCGCATGCGGTCGACCCTTGGCAGAACGCCTCGGCGCGGTCCCGCCGGCGCAACAAGCGGGAACGCTTCTACCTGCTGAAGGTCTCGGACAGGCCGCTTGCCATCGCCATCAACAAGGGCGGCAAGGGCGTGGTGTACATCGTCTATGTGCGGACGCCGAACTACCGCAAGCGCTTCCCCTTCTACGAAGTAGGGCGAGCGGTCGGCGAGACGATGGCGGCGGTGAACTTCCGCAAGGCCTTCGCGACCGCCATCGCCGGCCGGCGGCGGGGCTGATCGGCCTCCCGCGAAGAAAAGCCGGGCCGACGCGGGGCCCCAAGATTTTTGGGTCCTTCCAGCCAAACGCCAGCCCGCGGGTAATTCGCTCCCCGGTCGGGGGGGCTGTGTGCGTCTCGGCGAGACGTCGGGATATGGTTGTTGTTGTTTTTCAAGAGGATGCGCCTTGATCACCGACGTTGAGCGATTTCCGCTGCCGCAAGGGGTTGCCGATGCCGTGCTCAACAAGTCCCAGCTCGCGCGCGCCCTCAACGTCTCGGAACCGACCGTCGATCGCTGGATCGGTGACGGCATGCCGGTGCTGTCTGCCGGCACCAATGGCCGCTCCTACGAGTTCCAACTGTCCGAATGCTTCGCCTGGCGCAAAGCGCGCGAGGCCGAGCGGGCGGCCGAGAACGACGCCGCCGAGCGGGCGGTGCAGGAAATGCGGCTGGCGCTCGTTGGTGGCAAGACGGGGACGACGGAGCAGGCCTTGCCGCCGCGCGAGCGGCGCGAACTCTACGCGGCCGAGCGCGAATACATGGCGATGGCGCAAGCGCGCGGCGAGCTGGTGCGCTTTGACGACATGGTGGACGTGCTCGATGGCACGCTCGCCGCCGTACGCGCCGGTATCGAGGCGATGCCCGATCGCCTCGGCCGCGAACTGTCGCTGACGACGGCGCAAGTGCTGGTGGCCGTCCGCCTCGCCGATGACATCCTCGACGATCTCTCGAAGTCGCTCGGCACGTTCGTCGATCTGCAACGGGCAAAGGGCGAGAGGGTCACGGCATGAACGTCCAGAGCTTCCGCCGCGACCGCGAGGGGCCGGTACCGTCCTTCTCGCGCGCCATCAACGCACTGGCCGCGACCGTCAAATCGGTGGCTCCGATCGAGCGCGTTTCGGTCGCCGCCGCTGCCGAGATGTACCGGCGGATTTCCTCGGGCGGCGCCCGCACCAAGTGGCGCAACGACGTCGCGCCCTACATGGTCGAGCCGATGGACATGACCGACAGCCGGCGGTTTCGCGGGCTGATCTTCGTCGGCCCGGCCCGGTCGGTGAAGTCGGAGGCGCTGATAAACAACGTGATCGCCCATCGGGTGAAGTGCCGACCGCGCGTCGGCCGGCTGATCTGCCCGGACGAGATGGCGGCGCGCGAATACTCGCTGTCGAAGCTCGATACCATGATCTGGGACTCGCCGGACATCTCGGCGCAGATCATGCCCGGCCGCTACTCGATGACCACCTACGAGAAGCGCTTCCTGGGCGGAATGCGGCTCACGCTCGGATGGCCGGTGAAGTCGCACCTGGCCATGGTCGACCTGTTCGACATCCTGTACACCGACTATGACCGCATGACGATGGACGTCGGCGGCGAGGGATCGCCCTGGAGCCTCGGTTTCAAGCGCATCCAGACCTTCGGTACGCAAGGCATGGCGATCGCCGAGAGTTCGCCGGGCAAGCCGATCCTCGACGAGGCATGGCGGGCGCCGGCCGATGCGCCGCACATGGCNNCCATTGCGGCGAGCTATTCGAGCCGGATTTCCGCCTGTTCGACTATCCCAAGGGCGGCGATCCGATGGAGCGCGGCCGAAAGGCGGTGATGCTCTGTCCGCATTGCGGCGGCGTCCACGAGCCGGCCCGCCGGCGAGACCTCGACGCGGCCGGCGTCTGGCTGCATGAAGCGCCGGGCGGGGTGCTCGCGCGCATCGACGACGTGGTGAGGGATACCGAGCTTGTGTCCTACTGGCTGAAGGGGCCTTGCGCGGCATTCCAGCCGTGGGCACAACTCGTCAGCCAGTATCTCACCGCCCTTGAGACCTTCGATGCGACGGGTAACGAGGAGAAGCTGAAGACCACCGTCAACGTGGATCAGGCCTTGCCCTACAAGCCGCAGGCCTCCGACAGCGAGACGGAACTGTCGTCGGACATCTTGCGCGACAAACCGGCGCCGATCGTCGCCAAGACGCTGCCGGCCGGTACGCGCTTCGTCCTTCTGATCGTCGACGTGCAGGCCAACCGCTTCGTGGTGCAGGTGGATGCGTTCGGCGTCGGCCTTGAACGCTGGATGGTCGACCGGTTCGACATCCACGCGCCGCCGGCGAGCGCGCCGGGGGCTGGCGGGCGAGCGATCGCCCCGCCGCTCTACTTGGAAGACTGGAAGGCGCTCGACGAGTTGTTGGTAAAGTCCTACCCGGTGGAAGGCGGTGCCTGGCGCATGCTGCCGGCGGCGATCATCGTCGACTCCGGCGGCGCTCCGGGCACGACGCAAAACGCCTATGCCTGGTGGCGCAGGGTGCGCAAGACATTCGGCCGGCGCCGGGCGTTCCTCGTCAAGGGCCTGCCCGGTGTCGACCGTCAGCCGCGCGCACAGGAACGCGAGCCGGAGAAGATCGACCAGACGCGGCAGACCAAGGCCAACCCGCGCCGCCGCAAGACGGTCAACGTGGTGTTTGCCGCCTCCGACGTCCTCAAAGACGAGGTGGTGATGTCGCTGGCGCGCAAGGCGCCGGGACCGGGTGCCTATCACCTCGCGTCGGGCCTGCCGCCCGAGGTCTACAGCGAGCTTTGCGCCGAGCGCCGGTCCTCGGACGGCTGGGAATTGAAGGCCGGCCAACGCCGAAACGAGGCCCTTGACTGCGCCTACTACGGCAAGGCGCTGGCGATCGTGCTCGGCGCGGAGTCGATCGACTGGAACAACCCGCCGCTTTGGGCGGCGCCGGTCGACCAGAACGCATGGTCGCTCCGGCCGGACAACGAGAACGAGGTGTTGCCGGCCCTGTCGACACCGGCGCCCGAGCCGGCCGAGGCCCCACGCACACCGGACGAAACCACGGCGCCGGCGGCGCCAGTCGCGGCAAGGCCTCGCGGTCGCCGCATGCGATCAAGAGGATTGGGCTGATGGCGGGTATCACGCAGGAACAGGCACAGACGCAACTCGACCTCTGGATAGCGGCCTCGACGGCTGTTGCCGCGTCGCAGTCCTACGAGATCGGCGGCCGCAAGCTCACCCGAGCCGATGCGGCGACCATCCGCGACAACATCGAATACTGGGAATCCAAGGTCCAGAAGCTCGCCAGCGGCGGGCGTCGCGGGCCGCGCTATGGGGTGTCGGCATGAGCAAGACGTCCGTTCCGAAGTCCGGCGGCAGGGCGAGGCGGGGGCGCCGGATTGCCGGCGTGCCGGTCGCGGTGCCGAACCTCGTCGATCGTGTCGTTGGCTATTTCAATCCGACCGCCGGCCTTGAGCGCGCGAAGGCGCGGACGCTTCTCAGCATGTCGCTCGAGGGTGGATACAAGGGCGGCAAGACGGGGCGGCGCCCGACGCGCAACTGGCATCCGGGCGAGGGTTCGGCCGATGCCGACCTCCTGCCGGAGCTGAGGGATCTGCGCAGCCGGTCGCGCGATCTCGCTCGCAACATGCCGGTCGCCACGGGCTCGATCTCGACCAACGTCGGCCACGTCGTCGGAAGTGGGCTCATACCGCACGCGAAGATTGATCATGAAGCCCTTGGAATCACGCCGGAAGCAGCGGCCGCGCTTGGCCGGGAGGCGGAAACCGAGTGGACCCTGTTCGCCTCGTCGATCGATTTCACGCGGGTACAGTCCGACGAGGATATGCAGGGCACCGTCTTCCGGGGCGTGCTCGAAAGCGGCGATATCTTCGGCGTCCGACGCTATCGCAAAGACCCCGGCGACACCTATGGAACGAAGGTCCAACTGATCGAAGCCGACCGCGTCGCCAATCCGAATTGGTCGGGCGATCGGCCAAACCTTGCCGGCGGCGTGCAGATCGACGCGGACGGCGTCCCCGTCGCCTATCACGTGACGAACCACCACCCCGGCGAACTGAGTTCGGCCCGTCTAGAATGGAAGGCCATTCCCGCTCGCTACGCGGACGGTCGGCCAATCGTCCTGCATCTGTTCGACCGGCTCCGGCCGGAACAGTCGCGCGGCATCCCTTATCTCGCGCCAGTGATCGAAGCCTTGCACGAACTCGGCGAGTATACCGACGCCGAGGTGCGCGCCGCCGTGATCTCGGCTTACTTCACAGTGTTCGTCAAGAAGCCGTCGCCGACCGATGACGGTCCGCTGCCGGCGGGGCAGGGTAGCGGTGCGGGACAGGGCGGCGGTGATGGCGACGAGATCGAGCTTTCTCCGGGCGCGGTCATCGACCTTGCCGAGGGCGAGGAAGTCCAGATTGCCAATCCGGGCCGGCCAAACCCGGCCCTCGACGCCTTTCTGACGGCCATGCTGCGACAGATCGGCGTCGCGCTGGAACTGCCGTTCGAGGTGCTGGTGAAGCACTTCACGTCGAGCTACACGGCCGGCCGTGCCGCGCTTGAAATGGCCTACTTCTTCTGGCGCCGCCGCCGCGCCTGGCTGGCCCGCAACTGGTGTCAGCAGCTCTATGTTTGGATGTGGGAGGAGGCGGTGGCCATCGGTCGCCTCAAGGCACCGGGCTTTTTCACCGACCCGGTGAAGCGGCAAGCCTACCTCTATGCCGAGTGGATCGGCCCGACGCGGATTTCGCTCGACCCGCTCAAGGAAGCCAAGGCCGACGATCTCGACCTCACCAACGGCGCCACCACGCTTCAGAACATCTCCATCCAGCGCACCGGCGGCGACTGGCAGGACAATATCCTGCAACGCGGCCGCGAAATGAAGCTGATGCGGAAAGAGGACGTCGCCCCTCAGCCGGCGGCGCCTGCCGCTGGAAACAGCCAGCCGCCCGAGCCGGACGAAGACGACAACTGAGGACACCGACCATGATGAGACTTGCAGCGGAGGCGTTCGACACGCCGCTGATGATCGACGCACGCAAGGCGACTACCATCGCGACCGTGCTCGGCCCGCGTCTTCTGGGCTCGACCGCCGTGGTGGTCGACCACGAAGGCGTTGAGCACAGCATCCACCGGCAACATGCCGGCGTCGTCGGCGAGCCGGTGCGGCGCGTGCTGGAAAAGCGGGAAATGTTCGGCTTCATGCGTGTCGGCGTCGTGGGCGTCATCCCGATCGAGGGCACGCTCGTTCGCAAAGGTGCCTTCCTGGGCCAGTCGTCCGGCGAGACCTCCTACGAGGGCCTGTCGGCGCAAGTGGCGCGGGCGATGGACCCGGCCGTGCGCGGCGTGGCTTTCGAGGTAGACAGCTTCGGCGGCATGGCGAACGGCGCCTTCGCGCTCGCCGACCAGATTCACGAGTTGTCGCAGGCGAAGCCGACCATTGCCATTCTCACCGACTTTGCCATGTCGGCCGCCTATCTGCTCGCCTCACAGTGCCGACAGATCGTCATGCCACGGCATGGCGCCGCCGGCTCGATCGGCGTCATCACCATGCACATCGACCGCTCGGCGGCCGTCGAACAGTCCGGTCTCAAGGTCACCGTCGTCAAGTCGGGCGCCAAGAAGGATCAGGGCTCCTCGCTCGGCCCGCCCGCCGATGACTATCTCGCCCGCCTGCAGGCGAGCGTTGATGCGACGCGCGACGAGTTCGCCGCCGTCGTCGCCCGCGGACGCGGTGCCCGCCTTACCAAGGCCGCCGCGCTCGCCACCGAAGCGGATTGGTTTGAGGGGGAGGCGGCCGTTTCCGCCGGCCTCGTCGACCATATCGCCGACCCTCAGAAGGCTTTCGAGGCCTTCGCCGCCGCTGTCCATGCGGCCAACCCTGGAGCCTGAAGCATGAGCACCCTTGCCACCACCATCCTCGCGGCCGTCACGGACCCGGCGCCGGCAAACCCGACTCCTTCGGCGCCTGTCGCCCCCACGGCGGCCGCCGTCGACATCGAAGCCATCCGCGCCGAGGGCGCCGCCACCGAACGCGCCCGCCTCATCTCGATTGACGCCCTGTCGGTCGCCGGCTGCGAAGCCCTGATCGCCGATGCCAAGGCAAACGGCTGGACGCCCGGCGATACGGCCGCCGCCGTCGTCGCCAAGATCAAGGCCGATGGCATGCTCGACGCCGTCGCCGCCCTGGCGAAGTCCGCCGCGACCGTTCCGGCGATCGATGCCAACGCCAGCGAGACTGGCACCTCGCCGACCGCTACCGCGCCCGAGGGGCCGGAGGCCTGGGCCAAGAACTGGAACGCCTCCGCCAAACTTCAGGAGGAGTATCCGACCGCTGACGCCTATGTCGCCGTGAAGCGGCGCGAGACGCCGGCGGCCTGACGCCGCCGCGCCAAACGAAGGGCGGCCGTCGCCGCCAAGCCTAGGAGAGTGACATGACCACGCTTGCCAAGAACAAGACGCGCGATTACTCGCTCGGCGACGAGGAGGAATACCCCGTCGCTGCCGGTGGAATCATCTATCAGGGTGCCGCCGTCGGTGAGAACGGCGCCGGCTATTCGCGCCCCCTCGTCGCGGGTGACCCCTTTCAGGGTTTTGCCATTGCACAGGCCGACAACTCGTCCGGTGGCGCCGGCGAGGTCACCGTGCGCGTGAAGTCGCGCGGTCGCATCGTGCTCAGCATTGCCGGCATCGCCATCACCGCCAACAATCGCCCGCCGGTCTACGCCTCCGACGACGACACCTTCACCCTGACCAAAGGCACCAACAGCCTGATCGGCTATGTGTCGCGCTGGATTTCCACCGGTGTCGCCCTCGTCGAGTACGACTCCGCCCTCGTCAAGGCCGCGCTTCAGTCCTGATCACTAGCCATCGCGCCACGCACTCCCGCGTGACGCCGATCCGTCATGACCGCGCAACGGTGTCCGTTGGCGCGGTTTTTCATTTTGTGGAGACAAGACATGCTGCCCTCGCAGTATTCCAAGATCACCGCGCGCGGCGTCCGGGGCCTGATCCTCGCCCGCCTCGATGCCGGCGACAATTCGTGGGTTGACGCCGTCGCGATGCGCGTCACCTCCGACCAGGCGAGCGAAGAATACGCCTGGCTCGGCTCCTCGCCGGCCATGCGGGAATTCATCGGCGGCCGCACGCCGGCGGAACTGGCCGAAAACTCCTTCAGGATCTCCAACAAGGATTATGAAGGCTCGATCACCTTCAAGCTGAAGGACATGCGCCGCGACAAGCTCGGCATGATCACGGTGCGGACCAACCAACTTGCCGATCGCGCCATGGACCACCCGGCGTCGCTGATCTCCAAGCTGCTCGTCAGCGGTGCGGGCAAGCTCTGTTACGACGGGAAGTATTTCTTCGACACCGGCCACGAGGAAGGCAAGTCCGGCGCCCAGTCCAACAAGCTCACCGTAACGGCCGCCGCGCCGGCAACTCCGACCGTCGACGAGTTCTCGAAGGCCATTCTGACGTCTATTCAGACGATCTACGGCTTCAAGGATGATCGTGGCGAGCCAATCAACCAGTCGGCCAAGGCGTTTCAGGTGCAGGTGCCGATTTCCCTGATGGGGACGGCGCTCACCGCGACGACGGCGCTCCTCGGCGTCGGCGGCATGAGCAACATCCTGCCGGCGCTCGCCGGCAAGTTCACGCTCGACGTTGTACCCAACCCCCGCCTTTCCTGGACGAACACCTTCGCCATGCTGCGCACCGACGAAGCGGCCAAGCCCTTCATCCTTCAGCAAGAGGGCGAGGCGGACGTGATCACGCTCGACGAGAATTCGGAATACTGCAAGCTCAACAAGGAATGCCTGTTCGGCATCGACTGGTCCGGCAACGTCGGCTTCGCCTACTGGCAGCACGCCGTACAAGCCACCTTCGCCGCCGGCTGA